TTGAGTAAGTATGAAGAATTAAAAGAAAAAATAATGGGGGAACAATATAAACATCAAAAAATAATATCTCGATTTCTTTCATCAGTAACTCCATATGACCAGCTACTTTTGTTTCACGAGATGGGTACAGGTAAAACATGTACAGCAATTGCAGCAATTGAGCAATTGCGATATGAAAAGAATTCACATATTAAAAGAGCTTTAATATTTGCGAAAGGAGCGAGATTGATTAAAAATTTTATACAAGAATTACTATTTACATGTACTGATGGTCGTTACATACCGGATAACTTTAAGTTATTAACAGATTTGGAGAAAGTAAGGCGTGTTAGAAAAATAACATCTGAATTTTATAACTTTTTTACTTTTGAGAAGTTTGCAAAATATCTAACAAAATTATCTGATGAGGATATTATAAATCAATTTAGTAATAGCATCATAGTTATTGATGAAGTTCATAATATAAGGGAAAAAATGGAAAAACAGCATAATAAAGATTATGATTTTTTCAAAAAAGAATCATTTGATGTTTATAAACAATTTCATAGGATGTTTCATTTAATTAAATATTCTAAAATTCTGTTAATGTCCGGTACAGTAATGAAATCGAGAAAAATCACAAACCAACACGGTTTTTGATTTAAATTTTTAAAAATGATTTAAAGAGAACGAAACCATAATAAAAATGAAAAAACAATTATTATTCAACATATGGATATTATTTATCCACTTAATCAAATTCGGATTATCAAATGATACTGAAAAAATAAGTTCCGAACAACATCAATTTATTAATTATTACGCAAATATTTATGCGCGTCTAACATATACATTCGATCCGGCAGAAGTTCCGCTTGAACAATATTATGATAATAATTTAAAAGAGCTTCAAGATTATGCTAACATTATGAAAGAAATAAGACAAGAAATCGATGTAGCTCCTGTTTTATCCAATTTTGATGAAGCTAAAAGATTTAAAATATTTTTTAAAGAAGTTGACCAAATTGTGCAGAATGAGTTTAAAAACAATAAACATTTTCAAAAACCTTGGACTTTTAAATTTTTTAAAGCGTGGTACACTCTCAAAAGAGTTAGCGACAATAATTTTAAAATACCTGAAAATCATCCAGATAAAAACGCATTTTGTAAAGAACTGAAAATCAGTAAACAAATATCTGAAATTCAATTAAAAAAGGCATTAAATACAGTAAAAATATCATATCCATCTATTGTAGATATTAGAAAAGGAAGAGATGATTATTTACCAAATGAATTTTTAAAAATAGGAGAACAAAAACCAGCAAATGTAAATAACTGGCCTGAAAAATTTTCAACTCATCATATTATTCCAGCATCTCGTCTAAAAGAATTTTTTGATATTTATTTTACAAACAGGCGATTATTGAGTGATGAATTAAACGAGAAAGGATTTTTTGATTGGTATATGATTGAAGAACATAATAAACGAAAATTAATGATAATTACATACAGAGATTTATTTTTGCAACAAACAGACCCATCTACTCCAGGTTTTACACAGTTAGAAAGAGATAAAGAATTTAAACAATTTATCAACAGACTTCACACAACTCCAATTGGACTTGCATTTCGAGGTCCAAGTGCTAGATCAGATGATCCTAATAAAAAGTTTGAAGATAAATGTGAAATTATTGTTGGGTCTGCTTATTTTGCTAAATTAAAACAGTTAGATGAAGATATAAAAAATTATATAGAAAAATGTGAACCAAAACAGAGAAAGGGTAAAAAATACATTCCGTTAACGCCTTTGGAAAAAGTAAACATCGGAGATCGTCTTTATAATCATATGATGAGTATTTATCTTGAAGGGGGGCAAATTTTATTTCACTATAATCCAAATTATTGGATTTTCAATACACTTCAAAATAATTGGGAAATAGGTGTTAATCCTAATAATTGGCAATTTAACAATGGTGAATGGTTAATTAAAAATTTTATTCAAGAAGATGCATTTGCAGGATTATTAGATGGGTTAAATATTGATGATAGATATAGTTACACAAGAAATGAGTTTAGAAAAAAACGAAATAATTCTCCTTTTTTAAATTATTCAATTTCAGATTATGAAGAAATATACAATGAAAAATTGTGTATGGAAATTCCAACAACTACAATTAAACCAAATGGTTTTTGGTGTAGTAGTTTTTATTTGAGACTTAATCCAATGCAATATTTTTATTGTAAATTAACGGGACATCAAAATTTACACTTTTTCTAAAAACGAGATATTTATAACCCTCCAGGTTATAAATTATTCAATGAATATTAATTCTTTATCATCTTTTAAACAACTTTTTAAATTTGGAAACTGTTTAAACATAGCAATTATATCACTGTCTGCTAATTTCCATGGAGCTCCAGTAAAATCAGCACTGGTATCACCATGTTTCAATAATTTTAAATGTGTAATTGATGAAAAAATTAAACTATTATCATTCACTAATTTTTTAATTGATGATGGTTTATTAAAAACAACATCATTAGAAGTTGAACACACTAAAGTACATATTTTCAATTTAGGAAGTTTAAATAATTGTTCTATTACATTTGCACGTTTCATTGATAACTTTTCATAAACAATTTCTTCATAGTCTTTATCGTTGGACTCGTCTGAATTTGCAAGATTAATGAAATCAAGATATATTTCTTCTAAATTCTTACAATTTTTGCATAAACCGAGTAATGGTTTTGGATCTATAAAAAATTTTGTAAACTTTTCAATTCTTATTTTTTTTAAATTTATATGAGTACATAAATTTTTAGAATAGCTTTCAATCATTTCTTTTATTGTATAGTTGTGATATTCATCACTGTCAAAATCACATGAATAAGAACGTGGAATAAGTGTTAGATTTTCAACATTGGAAGGACCCGATGGAAAAAATGGTAATTCAATATTTTCAATTTTAACAGTTCGAAGAGTTGGAATTTTAAAAATTGTTTCAATTGTTTTTTGATCAAATCTAAAAAAATCTTGTTCAGAATAATGACTTGTTAATGTAATTTCTTTTAATTTATTGGAATTCAGAGCCCATTGTTGCCATAATTTCATATCAAGTCGTATACTACAGCCATTAAATATTTCAATATTGTGAAAATAAATCAAATCTTTTAATAATGTTGGTGTGTAAATAGTTTGGTCTTCGTAAGCATCGTGCCAAGTATTTTCAAATTCAGAATAATTATCTCGACATATTCCAGAATGAGGATCGCAATCAATTATTAGATAGCGAACTTCATTTGGATGAGATACTTTAGGATTTAAAAGTAAATGTGGATACATTGTAAATATAACTAATAATGATCTATTTTTTCGATTACGAACAACGTCTGGTTCTTCGCTATAAGCTTTTAATTCTTTCATTTTAATTGTGGTCGATTAGTAATAAATCATTTTGGGAAATATTCCATGTGTTTCAATTTTATAAATATCATTGTCAAGCTGTTTATTCAAATTATCTACAAATTGTATTTGTTTTTGTACTTCAGCTCTTTCTTTCTGTATTTCAACTTTTTCTTTTTGTACTTTTTCAATTTGTCTGTTCAATATGATGAATAGAAAAGAATTCGGGTTTTGGTTCCTTTGAACCCGTGATTTCTTTTTTAATCTTTAAATCAATTAAGATCTACAAAATAAATTGCAAATGAAAATTCAAACACTTGACGATTTAGATTCTGTCAGAAACAGAGAAGATAGATCCGCAAAGAATCCTGTTAGTTCAATGTCTTTCAAATTTCATAGATTTCTTTACAGAATCTCTTGAAGCAATATTTCATAAAGAAACAACTTAATTCAATACTAAGTGGTCATCATACAATAATTGGACATCATCTCTCCAACAACTTTGTAAATTTGGAAATTGTTTCAACACTACCCTTATTTCGTCATCTGTTAATATCCAATCACATCCTGTAAACTCTGCACTAAATTCTCCGTTCCTTAATAATCTCAAATGCGTAATTGATGGAAAAATTAAAGTAGTGTCATTTATTAACCTTTCAATAGCTACTGGTTTATCATCTATAGAACGTGATTCTGAGCATACCAAAGTACATTTTTTCAAATTAGGAAGTTGAAATATCTTTTCAAACACATTTGCTCTTACTACATTAGCGTCTATGTCGTCATTTTCTTTGGTAATTTCAATAAAATCCAAATATAATTCTTCCAACTTTACACAATATTTTGCCATGTTCAATAATGGTTTAGGACTCATGAAAAATTTCTTAAATTTCTCAATTCTTAATTTCTTGAGATTTGTATGAGTACATAAATTTTTGGAATAGCTTTCAATCATTTCATCAATATTGAATTCATATTTACCATCATCGTCTTTTTCAAAATAATGTTCATAAGCTCTGGCTGTTATCGTAAGTTCTTCAATATTTGAAGGACCTGGTGGAAAGAAAGGAAGTTCTAAAGATTCTATGTTTACTTTTCGTAATGTAGGTATTTTAAAAATTGTTTCCAGTGTTTCTGAATCAAAAGCAAAATAATCAGTTTCTGTGTAGATATTGCTAAAATCAATTTCTCGTAATTGGGTACATTCACGAGCCCACTCTTTCCACAAATCCATATCAAGACGTATTCCACAAGCAGTAAAAGTTTCGAGATTGTGAAAAAGGACTAAGTCTTTAAATAAAGTTTTAGTATAGAATTCTTCATCCCATTCCCAATCCCAATGCATATTCCAATATTTATGAGGTACTCTGCTACTGTTTCTATCTCCGTCAAGATCTAAATGTTTGACTTCATCAGGAAAAGATACAGATGGATCTAAAAGGCGTCCAGGTAGTAAAGTGTGAACGACGAGTAATGATTTGTCTTTTCTATTGCGAACAACTTCAGGATCATTGCTATAACAAGGTTGCTTATACATTTTATTTAAATAAATTAAATCATAAATTAAAATTAATGAAGAATATGTAAGAAGTATCCATTTATAACCCAATGAATTGTAAATTGACACCGCGCCGACCGCCCGAAGGGCGGAGGGAAGCTTCGCTTCCAAGGCGCTAGGTCGACATGATTTACATTTCTTTTAAATCTAAGTTGATGAATTTTTTATGCTGAAAAGCATTAAAAATATTTTTCTACAATAATTGGACATTATCTCTCCAACAACTTTGCAAATTTGGAAACTGTCATATGTGTCATCGTTGTCATCAATACATCTTTGAAGGGCTTTTCTTGTGTCAACATATCCAAGTACAACACAAACATCAGTTCCGCAAAAATAAGGATCTTCGATACTTCCGGAAAGTCCGATGCAATCAAAATAAAAATAAATTAATAATGTTTTTCCAAGATTCATCAAATTCATTTTTTATTGGTTTTGGCATTTCAGTTAAAATTAATTTTATTTTTTTTATGTATTCATTTATTAATTCAACGATGTCTTCAACGCCAGTTTCCATAATTTGTTTATTTTCTTCTATTTTTAATTTTAATAATTGATTCAAGATTTTTTCTATTCGTTCATCTTTATTTACAGAAAGTAAAACTTTCATATTTTGTGAAGGGAATGTACGTTTTTCAATTGCATAGTTTATGCACATTATGGATCTAAATATGTGAATTAAATTTTTTATTTTGATGTAATATTTATCATCTTTAAATTTTTGCATGATAATTCCAAAATAATGATAAATTAATTTTGAAAGATTGTTTTCATTTTTGTGAATTAAAAACTGTTTCAATAATTGCCCTTTATCGTTCTCAAAATAAATAATATCAGATGTAACCCACCAGACAGGCATTTGATTTCCACTTCGAAAATAAAGATTTATAACTTTTTTAACATCCCATAATTCAATATCCAAATCGTGTTGTGATTCTTCATCTTTTATAACCCTGTTGATGATGTCATTGTTATGTTCATAAAAAAATGAATAAATGTAATCCATTTTATTTTTTATGTAAATACCTCTTACGTCATAATCACTATTTTTTGACGCATAACCCCAAGATCGACTTCCAGATTCACATAAAAAAATAAGTTTTGAATCACGAGATTCACAAAGATCGTTACAAATTTTTACAATTTTATCATTCATTTTTAAAAATCATTGTTATTTTTAAATTGTTTGTTGCGTAATTCAAAAAACAAAGATTTTTTATCAATTTAAATATTTTATCACACTTTGTTCGTGTGTTAAAATTTATAAATTTTTGTTTATGTGTATTATTAATTTAATCTTCAATATCCCTCTTTTCATCGTTAATTCCTTCCATCATTCTAATTAACTCTTGTTCCGTTATTTCCGCATTCTCCAATGACAACTTACAAATATTGAATTCCACTCCTTTCGCTTTCAATTCTTCTCTTATCCTCACATACAACGTCTTAGAATTTGGATGGTAAGGAAGATCTAACAATATTTGAACTTCAGAATATGCCGCTCTTTGTTTTCTGAGAGCTGATTGGGCATTAACGTGTTGAGCTCTGATGTTGTAATAAGGATAATCGACATCGTTGCGTTTGAGAAGGATAAAGCGTTCTCGTTTGCCAGATTGTTTAGGTTGAGGAGCTCTATCCTCAACGGCGATGTTGAGCTTTTGTTGGATGTTGTCAACCTTTTCATGAAGTTCGTTATTTTGTTGTTCTTGTTCGTCGAAACGAATGCCAAATTTAATTTCCATTCTTTTTGTGATTTCAATTAATTCATCAATTCTATCGTTTTTATCTTGAATAATATTATCTTTGTTCTCATTATCTATCAATAATTGTTTCATTCGTTGTTCTAAATTATCAATTTCAATTTGTTTTTCATTTTCATTCATGTTCTGATGTTGCTTTATAAAATAATTAAGAATGATATTGTTACATTTTAAGTAAAATTCAGGAGATATCCACGATGCAATATCCAAGATTAATTCTTTTTGGACGTATTGACCAGTTATTTGTTTCATAATTGGATCCTTATTGTCACCCGTTATTTCATAAAAGCCACCGTCGGGATCACGACGGCGGCTTTCAAAATAATCGATTAATTTTTTTGTACGATCCAAAGATTTCCAGTGTCTAAATAATTTATTTCCAAGATTACATAATTTTGTAGCGTTGAAGCAACCTGTTGTTTTATCAACAACAAGTTGAAACTCGCCAAAGATGCCATAATAAAAATTACCTT